CTCTTTTACAGGAAATCCTTTACGTGCATCGCGCTCCAAACGCCAGTCATCTAGCCAACGCTGTAGCTTATCAGTCCATCCCTTCGGAGGATTATCCATGCGGTCAGTTAAAGCCTTGCCGGTGCTTTCTACGATAGCCTCCTCCGACCATATCTTACGTTCGCCCGTACTCTTCAGTTTCTGCCGCCTCGGTGAATCTTTGAACAGCTCATTCTCAAACACCTCAATAAGACCTTTATGTTTTCTATCGGGCGAGCGTTTTAATACTTGCCACAAGCCGTGCAAATACTCATGGAAAGGTGTATCAGCCTCCGCACGTAAGCTGTCTAATGTTATTGAGTGATCTTTTAAATCATACTTACCACGTAAGTCTATACGTTCTCCCGCTTTGTCTAGTGCATATAATTCAGGCACAGCCTCGCGCCACGTAATACCTATCTTAGCCGCAAAACCTTGAGCAGCTTTTAAAAGATTTCCTTCTGGTAAAGGTCTAGGCTCTGTGCCGTCTATTGCAGCCTTACGCCTTGAATGCCTCTCCCAAAGACTATTTGCCTCTAGTTCCTTGGCAGCACGTTCTTCACGCATACGAACACGCTCGTTCAGTAAGTTAGTATGATTATCAGTAGCTTCGTCTAGCGCAGACTTTAACCCAGCAACATTCTTACGCGCCTTCGCTACAAACGGTGTGTCTACTAAATCGGGCGGTAGGTTATTTAGCTCATTGTCAGCCTTCACCCACGCGCCGTGCGCTTTCATTCTAGCAGTATCCGCAGCATCTATGTCACGGTTGATCTGCTTCTCAGCATCAAGTTCCTGCTCTTTCGTAGGCTCCGTACGCCTAGCCTCGTCAGCCTCAGCTTTAACTTCTTCTTTAGCTGCCTTGGATGCCTCTGCTGCATCCAAGTCTTTACGATTCTTTTCTATAGCTTCCTTTAAAGATGCTTGATGCTCGGCTGCTTTCTCTGCGTTTCTTGCGATAGCCTCATCCTCTGTAAGTGGTCGAAGCATTCCCGCGCCCTCTAAGAACTGCTCAGCTGTTTCACCCTTACGTGCTGCTGTTGCACCTATCTTACCAAAGAGTTTTGTAGGTTCGGTGAGGGTAGCACCTAGTAGACCGGCAGTTGCTACACGACTCCAATCCATCTCATCCTCGCGAAGTGCTTGCGAACCTGCTTCTACACCAGCTTCAAGACCGCCGCCGAAACCTGCGCTAGCTAATGCGTAGCGTTGCATTGCGGTCTGCGAACGTGTTGGGGCGTTTACAAATGCGCCGGGAAGGTTACGCAGCGTAGTGAAGGAAGGTTTGACCGCTAGCAATGAAGGTGCAAACTGACCAGCTAACGTAAGATGCGGATGCTTTTCTAGGGCGACTTGACGTTTAAGTGCGAGTGCTTGCTCCTCTGCATCATCTAAGACTGCATCTTCAACAGCAGCTTGGCCAAAGCCACCAGCAATACCGCCAATGATACCAAGACCAAGACCGCCTACTAGCGTACCAACAGGGCCAAAAGCAGAACCATAAGATGCTCCCAACGCAGCAGCACCTAAACCTCCTATACCACCGCCGACTGTTTGTTTCGCGCCTGTTAAGAACGCGCCTCCAGCAGTCATGTCCTCGTAGGCTTCTTCTTCGTTTGTTACATAGCTATACTTTGATGGGTCTAACCCCATCGCTACCAAACGACGACGGCGTTCTTCTTCGGTCATTTGTATGCTTCTGTTGCTGTACCTGAACCGGCGGCAGGTCTATTCAATCTTGGATCTTTAAGACTTTTTGCCAGCTCTACGTTCTCGTTTTGCAGGGCTATGATCCTTTGACGCGCAGCTTCGCTGGAATCCCAATCCATTTTAACTGTGTCACCCTCTTCAGGATGGAAGAAGAAATCTCTTGGAGATTGTTTAGCTCCTCTAACTTTCTTTTCTCCACTACTGAGAGATTGTTCCAGTTCTGCAACCTCTCTTTCATTAGCATCAATTTTATTTTTAATGCTTCCGACATTCTCTTCTGTAGTTAGATGTCCCTCAACACCTGTTAATGCCGGTTCCGTTGTTGGCAACGGATCACCCGTGTTTGGTCTAGCAGAGCCACGTGCATCTCTGCCAGCTTCTCCACCCGCACCTAAATTTGCCAAACGTTGGAACTCTTCCCAAGATTGCCCACTACCACGAGAAGTTGACGGCCTATCTGCTTCTCTAAACTTCTGTAATCTCAGCAAAGCAGCTTCTGCATCCGCGTCTCCTCCTAACGCCCTAGCTCTGAGTTCTTCTAACAAGCCCTCTGATCTAAGTTTCTGTTGCGCCATCTGTCTATCAGGTAAATCTTCCAGATATTTACGATTCATCTCGTTAGCAACGTCTGCCCTGCCGGGACGAAAGAGCTTATCCATCATACCGGCAACTGGCCTGACTAGCGCAGGAGTTTGTGCAATAGCTTCTGACCGTGGATCAACATATGCTGGTGCGAACCCCTGACCGCCCTCACCTCTAGGTGGTTCTGGTATAGGCCAACCTGCACGTTGAGCATTCACAACTTGCCGCAACCATCCCTCCAACTCTGGCGTTAGCTGAACACCTCTTGAGTATCTTTTACGTTTTTCTTCTTCTGTCATTGTTCCGCCCTTTAAGATAAAGTCAGCCGCAGACTGCACAACAAACTAGCAGCATTGCGAATATCGTTGGAACCATTATTCATAACACACCACTATCTACGACTGACTAAATTCTACCAACCTAACTCTCCTATACCCCTAGCAACATTCACACCCTGACCTAGACGGCTGAGGAATGAAGGTTGATTAGCTTGGTATCCTGCTGCTTTTCCAGCAAGGTTAAAAATATTGTTTGCAAAGCCTTGTTGTTGCCCTGTGTTACCTGCTAAGTTTGGGCTAGAAAAGTTAGCCGCACCAAACTGCTGCGAAGGACGTCCTAACGCAACTTGCAACGGATCAAATCCACTACGTGATGCAGGAAGGAACGAGGTAGCTTGACCTAACGCACGGCCCAGCGCATCACGCCGGTTTTGTACGCCTTGTCCAAAGGTCATTGCATTAGCAACAACATCACTCATCGAGCGCGGCCCACTTGCAGAACCTGTTTGAACACCTTGACGGTTCAAGCCACGTTGAACTTCTTCACGTTCGCCACCACCTAGCGCACCAGTAAAATAACCACCGGGGCGGTTTGGATCGTACATAGGGTTTTGTTTCCAACCACTAGGTGCATTAGGATCAGCTAACTGCCTTTGTTTAGTGCGTGGATCAACAAAGCTACCCAACAAGTCACCCAACATACCGCCAGCCGCAGCACGTTGCTGATAAAAGGGTTGATCTACTTGTTGTGCTTTGGCATAAGCCTCATCTATGAGCTGCCCTCCCGGCCCACGTAGCACACCAAGCTGTGTGCCAGCACCCATCATCGCATCACGATACGCTTCATCACGACCTATTTGGCCGTAAGCTGGTATCATACCGGCAGCTAAATTATACTGACTTAAAGCTGCTGGTCTAGCGTATGTATCAAAAAGTCTTTGCTGATCTTGTATGTCAAGCTCAGACATACTTGACATCATATCACGGTAGCCGGGATAACCAGCAACAGGTGGCCCTGTGGCTGTTTCTACGTTATATAAAGGATTCCCCGGCAATAAACCTTTAGCGTCAGGGCCACCGTAGCCGCGCATCATTGCGGCCATCGCCTCTTGCGTAGTTTCACCCACGCTAGGTGTTGGCCTGTTACCCATCCGACTTAAACCATACAACATACCGAGGCCACCAAGACCTCCCATCATATTACCAAACCAATCTCCTTGTCTTTCTGGCATAATCGTGTCTCCTTAACTGCTAGCCATTAAGCCAGCTTGTTCTAACCTGTACGTCAGGTAATTTATCTTCTCTGCCATAATAATCAACGCTTCCCTTGTGCCAGCATCCGTACTTAGATCTTTAGCACCTATTGAAGTTTGATCTGCAGCAGACGCACCTGTGTCTACACTAACACCATCTATTGTCGTTATGTCCCCTACGTGCGTACATTGTTTTGCCGCACCTTCAGAACTTGTTGTCGCTGAAGGGCAGCGTAATCCGAGTCTCCACGTGTTTGCGGATTGCCTACTGTAAAACAACCTAGTGTCATCAGTAAATTCCGCACTTGTAATGCTAGCTGCCATAAGCCTGTGTTAATAAAGGATTCTTTGGTGTAATGTCTTTAGAGTCTGTTTGTATTATAGATAAATATGCAGCGTTATCCCAGTTAATTACATAGTTAATCTTCCATCCATAACGCCCTTGCTGAAAATTGTATAAGATGTTCTGCATCGTGTTGTCTGCATTCCACACAAGCGGATACAAGTCAGAAAACTTTATACCATACTCCGAGCTAACAGCAGTAGGTGCTGCCATAGTTTTTGATATAATACCCGGCGTAGCTGAGAAAGAACCGTTAGCATACATAGATGCTTTAGCTGTACCTGCACCAGTAAAACGTACATAACCGTCGGGTGAATCTGCGGCAGATATAGCACCAGAACTAGCAACGTTACCACTTAGTGTTGTAGCACCTATAGCAGCATCAGCGGTTAGTGTAAGTATCCCTCCCGTTGCGGTTGTAGTGCCAGCGAAAGATATTTCCGTGCCGCTAGCTAGTGCGTAAGGCAAAGCAGTTACATTTATATCACGATCATATTCGTAAGTTCCTACAGTATAAACACCACCAGCAGGTGCGCCTGAGCCGTCTGGATAATAACTACCACTACTTAACGTAACCGACTTAGCTTCCCAAGCATTAACATTAGAAAACAATGTACGAAGCTCTAAAGGTTTCTGCTCTATACGAGGATCGCCAGATGACCAAGCACGTGTAGTGACTGATGCTTGAAGATGTTTAGCACCTTCATAAAACTTTAGCAACTCTCCTGTGTCAGTAATGGCATACAACTCATGTGCGGTGTTAGTGCTGATCTTTGTAAACTGCTTTATGATACCAAACCCATAAGATACACTGCCAGCATCATGCCCACCCGTTGCTGTACCACCAGACTCAACAGCTTCAGCGTCATCGCCATCTTGGTACGTATCTATAGAAACAAACTTTTTAGACATCGTATCATACACAACAACGACGTTACCGTAAATCGTTCTCATAGAGAACAGTCCATAGTTATCAAACGATATAGCTGCACTTAATGTCTTATCCTGTACAATGTTATCAAACAGTTTTGCAACACTCATAGAGAACGCACTGTTACGCCCTTCGTTACGAAGTTGTTGAACAGCATTAAACGAGCGCAGTCCGTCAGAATCTACGAAAGCAAAATCACCAAGAACATCTATAAACGAAAACTGGTTAACAGCCGATGTACCAAACAAATACTTCTTTGTAAACATTGGCTCACCAAACAACAAACGACTATTATCTGGTGTAACAGCATAAGAAGCAGAGCTAGTACCTACAAAAAAGCTATTTGTATTAAGCGGAGCTATGCAAGTAATAGGATCATAACTTACAGAATAGCTAATAGCTGCAGCCCCGCCAACATCTTCGTCAACAGAAATTTTATCACCATCCGTATTGATAGCTATAACAAAATCGAGAGGTCTGCCGCTAACACTATGATATATTATAGTACCGTCAGGACTAACGACGTACAACTTCCCATTGAAGTACATCATCTGCTTACCAATAGGCACATACTCACGCTCTACAACACCATCTATAGTAGTATTATGTTCTGCATATGTACGACACTTACGAACAGTAACAAAAGCACTACTACCAGAAGACTTAAACTCAATAAGATTCGGTTGGTTGATGCCGTCTTGTACAACAATACCTGCAGAAGTTCTGGTTGGTGGTGTTGCAGATGTATCTACAGTAACACCAGACGTAGTTCCAGTAGACTTGTAAGCAAAGCCTCTGCTGCTAGAAGGTACAGATTGAAAGTATATGGTATCAACAGCAGGATCTAACTGCATCGAAGAGTTTATAGACGCATTCCACAGATGCGTCCACTGTTCTAATGGTGGCCCACTTTGCAAACGATGCCTATATTTAGCATCGCCACCTTGTACAAGTATAAGAAAATCCCCGACAGAATAAATACCTTGAAGCGGTACGTTGGCAGGAAAGCCTGTAGCAACTTCTAAAGGCCGTCTGATGGGACGCAGATCGCCAAAACGGTTACGAACATTCAAACCTAGCTGATACTCGTCTTGACCTATACGAGAATCATCCAGAGCCATGTTCATTCCTCCTATAAAAGAGGTCTGCGAGTAGCTAGCCATGTAAGTTTGTCGTGATTGTGGCGTTTAAATACTGCCTTCTGTTCTTGCCCACGTTCAAGATCAGCTTGCCTTCGCGCAAGCGAGCGCGAGGCTTTTTTATCGTGAAGGATTGCTTCATCTAACTTGCCCTGCTCCTCAAGAAACAACTCCATGCACTTGCTAACAAGTATGTTGTCATACCCCGGCGCAGGAAATTCGTCCGTGTCATTCTGCAAACGTGGCAAAGTTTTCTTATACAAGACTTGTAACGTATGCGAATCGTCTTCAGCAGCAGATGATGAGAATGGAAACTCGCTTACGTCTACAATAAGATAACGTGACTCCATGCTGTTCGACGGTATCTCTGCGTAAACTATACTGTTGTCTGCGTAGTCAATTAACTGCGCTACGCCTATCGTAGCTGTAGGTTTGTATGTACGTGAAAAACTAACGATGTCTGTAAAAGCTACATTGATGTTAGCTAATGTAGCTGTTCCCGAAGAACCGGATGCAGCAACAGCAGTACCGGCAACACTTAATAAATAAGCCTCGCTGTGTGGAGTTTTAACAACAACTTCATAATCATCATCTGTTGTTGTTACACCATACCACCTAACAACAAGTTTATTCGTACTGTTAGCTGCACCAGTAATAGACGTAGGCAGCGATACCTTCAAAGGACTGTAGCCTTTCACCCGAAACTTGGCGTGATTTGTTTCCCAATTATTCTCGCGATAACGCGCTGTAAGAGCCTCTGTTTCCCACACATCATTATTGCCAGCCTTCTCACGTATGCCGCGTATAGCGTATACATTTGTAGGCATAGCAACAGTCTTATCACCCTGCACATAGAACTCAGCTTCTTCCAAAGAACCCGGCATATCAGACTGTTCGTAAAGCTCCTGCGCGGCTTCGTTGAGGTAGTCTAATAGTAAAGCACGTTGGCTGGTATCACTGGGAAGCATACCAACCTTCTTGCCAAAACGATCAAGAATATATTCTACACTCATCTCTTAACCAGTGCTGTTACAGCAGCTTTGTCACGCTTCACAAGCGCAGTCTTTGCTTTCGTAGGCGTTACTTTGACTATTGCTGACGTTGCCATTACTTCCTCTCCAACTCATACTCAAGACGATTTACTGTCTTTAGTGCTTCTTCTACGAATGCGGGGGATGCTAACGCGGCCTTCTGGAATCCCGGATGTTTTATCAGCCTTTCGCTGTTGTCCAGTTTCACTGCTACGCACCCGCTCGTTAGGATTAGCAAGAGCGTTAGCGATAGCGTTTTCCACCAATGTATCTTTTGCCTCACGACGCTTTGACGCACTAAGCTCCCGCCCCTCTCCAAAGAACTTATCCAGAATCTTCTGCAGGGCAGGTATAGCTTTAGCGATTGCATAGAGGAACTTTATCACAGGTTATATTTCTTACGCTTTTGCCTATCCGCTCTCTTCTGCGCTTGCGTTCTTCTACCTCTAGTTAACGCTGCACCACGCTTTTGTATCCCCACTCTAACACCACCACTATCTAAACGCTCTCTACGTTCTGTCTTTTTAGCATCTCTTTTCTTCTGACGTTGTATCTTTTTGCTAGGACTTTCTGCAGATGTACGTCGCGTACGAGAACGAGAACCGGGGCCGCTAGCTTTTCTGCCTCCGCTAGCAGGGCCACGGCCAGATGGCTTAGCCGGTGTACCTGACGGTCTAGTTGGCGTTGTTGCGGTAGAAGGTTTTGGCTTAGGCTTAGGTTTTCCTTTAAGAAGTTTTTTAGCCTTACTTAAAACGTTTAAAACCAGCTTACCTCCGCGTGTTGCTCCTACCGCAGGAGCAGCAGTGCCTCCAGAAGCTGCTAAAGCAGCAGCCGTTAGTAATGCTTCACCACCTATCCTAAGACCACTCCCAACATTCTCAGCCCCAAACGTGCCTTTAACACGCGGACTACCGGGAATAAAACGTGTTAATGATTTTTTCTTACCAGCCGCTCTTACCTTTTTCTGCTCTGCTAACAACCTCTTCTTTTCCGCAGCACGTTGAGCAGGAGTACGATGCGGTTTGCGTGTAGACGTTGTGGTGCTTCCACGTGGTTTACGCGTTTGTGCTTTTGTTTTAGACTGTACAGGCGACGTTTTACGTGCATCAGCTTTTGCAAAATTACGATCAACTTGTTCTTTAAGGCGTTTTGCTGTCGCAAGTTTACGTGCGCGTTTCTGCGCCCCACTCTTCTTTGCCAACTCCATCAAACGCTGGCCGCCTTTTTTCCGTCTACCGTAAGCCATAGCTTAACCTTCCACTTTCTTTTCAACTTTACTCACGCCGTGACGCACAAAGATTGCAAGTACCGCAGTGATACCAACGTTCAACGCCGCGCCAAGTTCTAGTTCGCCGGTAAGATAGCCGCCAAGTGCGCCGATCAAACCAGTAACTCCTGCCCATAACGTTTTACTTTTTAACATGATTAACTATCTCCTAGGTTTCTTCTGTTTCTTCTGTTTCTTCTTCTGCCGCCTTGCAGCAGCTTTAGCTCTCTTTATACCTGCTTCGGTATACGGATAATGTTTTCCTCCTACTTTTGGCATTTTAATAAGTCCTCTTACGGGGTTTTTTTCTTCTAGCTACACCACGCTTATTTTTAGCTCTTTTAGCAGCACTTTTAGCTGTTTTAGCAGCACTAGCACCAGATAAAGCACCACTAATCACACCTAACGGGCCGAAAGCACCAGCACTAGCACCTAACCCCGCTGCTGCTCCTGCTCCCAAACCCTTACGTCTAGGTTTCTTAACTGCTTTACGTGCAGCTTTAGCTGCTTTCTTAGCTACACCTCCACCTACTATACCAGATAAAGGTGCTAACAACATACTTGTATCTAGCGCAGGACGACCACGTAGCCTAGTAGGTAAAGAAGGTGGTTTAGCACTTCTCTGCATCAACGGATTTTCTTTAGCAAATTGAATTCTACGTTCACGTTCTACCGCGCTCTTACGCTTTGGAACAGTTTTTGGTGTACGTTTTGTAACATCTTTTGGAATCTTACGTTTGGGTGGATAAACGTAAACAGGCGGCAAAGTTCCACCTTCGTAAACCTTGGCTTTTTTAGCGGCTGCTTTAGCTTTCGACTTTTTAACAACCTTTGTTTTTAGTGTTCTAACAGTCTTCTTTTTCTTTTTCTTTTTCTCGGCCATCTTACTTATCTTTCCCTTTGTTCTCCATTAACTGTTTCAATTTAACTCCAATATAAAGTAACGACAACAAACTGATTCCCACCTTCAAAAAATTATCCATAACAACTAGCCAACTACCAAGGCCAGTAACAGATGCGATAGTAACTTTAAGATCATCAAGGTTCATTCAGTCTTCGTACCCTCATATTCAATGTCTATGAAGGGCGTATCTATCTCTAAATTTCCCGGCAAACTTTTACAACCCGCCACCATGCTAATCCCCACGATCATCAACAGGTTTCTTGCGCTTCGGGCTGATACCCATGCACTTGTAAAGCGCAGAGACTTCAACCCGCAGCATTGCGACCTCCTTGGCCAGTTTGTTTGTCTCTTTGTCATGTCCATTCAGCCTGTCAATCAACTTAACAATGATCTCGTATAACGATTTGACCTCTCCAGAGAGATCGCGTAGAACGTAG